CAGGAATCTGACATTAAGACCAAGCAATTAATTATAGAAAGTAAATCATTAGCTGCCAGACAAAAGCTATATGAAACCACAGAAGCTTTAGCTGAAGAAGTTAAGGCTGAATTAGTTGTTCAAAGGCAAAAAGATTATAATGCAGGCTTAAAGAGCGATGCCGTTTTTAAAGATAAAAGTGGAATTATTAAAAATAAAGAAGACCCGTTTTATGGGATGACTGGATTTGAAGCTGATGCAACCATAAGGCAAGGTAATATCGCTAAATCTCAAAGAGATCAATTAGCGGCAGCAAGATCTGACTACGAATTGTATACTGGCAGAGGTAATGACTTAAGAGCTTCTGACGCAAGATTACAGATGCTTCAAATTCAAAAGCAGCAAAATATTGAACAAGGTAACGGGTCTCTTTTCTCAGATACAATAGCTGTGAAAATCGCAGAAACCAATGCTGAAATGGAACGTTTTGGCGAAACCTTAGGAAACATAACATTTGATACAGTGCAGCAGGGGTTAAAGGATGTTGTTACTGCTATGGGTGATAGCACTAAATCAATGAAGGATGTTTTTCTTGGCTTCGCTGGGCACATAGCTAATGCCATAGGAGATGCTTTGCTTGATAGAGCAACTAAGCAAGTTACCTCAGGCTTAATGGGCCTGCTTGGCTTTGACGATATTAGTCAAAATTATAACGGCGGATTAATTAAAGGTTATGCATCTGGAGGCAGCACTGGAAGTAAAGCCCCAGCAATGTTAACGGCGGGAGAGTATGTTGTCCGTAAAAAAGTTGTAGATAGACTAGGCACTAGTTCGCTCGATAAGATGAACAAAACTGGCAACATTGATGATTCTTTATCTGAGCTTTACTCCAAACCAAACGATGAATCGTTTGACATGTCAACACAGGGTGCCGCGAATATACCCCCTGTCATGAGATTTAATGAGGGTGGTAGATTAAATGCGGCAATATCAAGCATAACAAGCCCGATAGCTAAATTTTTCAGTGGAGGCGGGTTCTCAAACCCCTTTGCTCCTGCAGACGATTCGAGCAATATGATGAAATTTGCAAGAGGGGCGGGTTATGTTGGCGGCTCATCACTTGCTCAATATGAAAATAGAGAGCCAGTTGAAACTTCTAGCCCGACAGCCCCAGTCAATCCAGGAGAAACTATGCTTAACACAAGTTCTGCGCTCAATATAGATCCCACGGGAAGAATGATGAGTGCTAGATATAGAAGCACGGACTCATATTCACAAAAATATGGTGATTATTTATTAGCGAAATACCAAGCTGATGTTGATGCTCAAAATCAAAAAGTTATGAATAAAGCAAATGAAGCTCAAGGAGTATTGGGTAAGTTTACTGGGGCTATGATTGGACATGGGGTACAACAAGGAATAACAGCTTTGTCTGCATTAAAAGATGTTACGGGAGGTTTTTCGGACTGGAGCACTTCTACTCAAGAGTTAAATGTCCAGCAACAAATGGCTCAAAAAGGAATCAACAACAGTGCAGACCTACAAAGTAAGTCTCCTGCATTATTTAATGCATCTCTGGGCGGAGCCAACATAGGAAGAGAAAATAAATTAAACAGAAGTCAGTATGCAGCATCGCTTGACATGAATAGATATGCAGGTGAAACTGACTTTTCTCAATTGAATAGCTACGAGCTTTCTAGGATGAAAGATCGCGGAAGTCAAGGATTTTTCAAAACCCATAACAGAGACACGAATTTTAATGTCTCTCGACCAATGGAATCAGCTAGTGAAGCATCAATGCAAAGAGAATTAGATGTGTTAGGTAAAGAAGTTGGAGTGTTAAGGAAACAAGCCCACCCGAGTGCCTCAGGCAATATACGATATACTAGTAGTAAAAACTATGGAGTTGCCCCAAGACCTTTCACTCCCGATGATTCAATTATTGGGCAAGATGCTAGAGCTAGTCATCTACAAAGCCTGAAAACAAAGCGAATGAGTAGGGGCGGAAAAGTGTTCGGTCCTTCTGGTCGAGATCAAGTCGGTCCGATCATGCTTGATAAAGGCGAGTACGTAATAAGAGCTTCCAGCGTAAACAACATAGAAAAGAAATACCCTGGTTTTTTTGATAAACTTAACTCGATGAAAATGAACGCTGGAGGCCCCGTTGATCCTAATGCTCAAATTTCAAATACCGAAAATCAAACTTCTGGAGGAGGAGCAGTTACTGTTAATATTAACGTTTCATCTGGAGGGCAAGCATCCGCAGAAGGGGGAGATTCCTCCGATCAAGCATTTGCATCTAAAATTAAAGATGCAGTGACTCAAGTAATCAGTCAAGAAAAAAGAGTGGGAGGAATGTTAAGTGGCAAATAAAAACTCAGTATTCAATTACGATCAACAATTTTATATCGAAGGAGTTTTGCTTTCTGGCGTTACATCTATAGATGGTGGTTATAGTATCAGCGAATCTCCAATAAATATAATAGGCAAAGGTCACACTTATCCAGTTAGACAGGGCCCGCTAGTAGGATCTTTTAATATAGACAAATACTACATAGGTGAAGATTTGCTACTTAATTATACAGGGGATCAACCAATAAGTGGAAGTATAAATTATAATGAAAAAAGTTTTGGATTTGAAAGCGGCTTCTTGACTGAATATTCTTTTTCTGCAGGCTTAGGCTCGATTCCAACAGCTCGAGCCTCAATTGATGTTTACGGAGATATAGGGCAAGGAATTGATGCGTCAGGCAATAACTCCCATCCAGACATACAGATACCTAATCAAGGATCAATAACTGTTGATGTTGAAGGTTACCAAACAAATAGAGTTACTGATTTATCTTACAATTTAAGAATAGATAGAAACCCTCTTTACAAAATAGGTTCAGTATTTCCTGTTCAGGTTGATCGAGCCTTCCCGATTACTCAGGAGGCTTCTTTCTCCATAGAGGTAGATGACTATGAAATTAAAAAAATAACAGACTATTTACTATCTCCAGAACAACAAGATATAAATTTCTCCTTCAAAAACCCAATAAATCAAAATCAAATACAAAATTTTACTATTAATAATGCAAGGTTACAGTCTAGTTCTTTATCATCTAGTAGTGAAGATATCATGACAGTTAGTTTAAGTTATATGGGTTACATAAATAAAAAATGAAGTTTCTACCTTATGAAGATGTACCTCTTTATCTTGGAGTCAATGGTCAAGAAGGTGAATATATTTTTGCTGAATCCGTTAACATTGAAGTTAATCAACCTCTTGAGGTGAGTAGACAGGTAGACGATAATTTATTTCAAATCTGTAATTTTGGCTTCGGTAATAATATGCTTTTTGCCTCTCCTAGCTTTATTCCAAACCAAAAACACGTTGTCACTCTAGGTCCCGTTGGTGGCCCCCCTAGGCCTCTCGCAACCTCAATACATCACATTCCAGCAGACACGAAGATAACCTTCCCAAATAATAAACATTTATATTTTGCTAATGACGTCTACCCAGATCAAGATGAATACCTAGCAGAAGTTTATTCAACCAGCGGCTTTTGGTCTTTGTCCGAAGAAGAGGCTGAGCGGGGTTATTTTGAACCAATTTATAAATATTACTCAACGGGCCCAGTGCAGGGAAAGATGGATGTTAGCTTTTATATAAATACAGGCAATTTACCAAATTTTTTCAATATTACTGGATTATCTGATCCTACTGCTTTCCCACCCTTGGATAACGAGAAGATAACAGGTCACTTTGGTGATTTTAAATTCTCAGATGCATACCTTCAAGGTTTAAGTTTTTCACTATCACCTAATTCAATATCACAAGCGTCAGCATCCTTTCTTCTTTTCGGCACCTTGACTAAAGACGAGAGCATATCGGATAGCTATTATTCTTCGGACCTATATCAGCAACAATCGATTCCTCATGGACAAAATAGTCAAATAATTGGACATACTGACTTAGGCTTAAATCACCCCATTGGATTTAGCTACTCCATTCAAACTTCAAGGCCCCTCAGTTATTTGTGTCCTACTGGCTCTGATCATAATGTTGGAAAAATTCCCGACAGAGTCTCAAAGTCATCAACTACAATAACTATGTCTCTAGAAGGAGATAATCTAGACCCAGATATACTCCTCGATGGCCTTGGAGGTAAAAGAGCGAACCTAAAAGCTCAATTGAGTGATTTAAATTACAATAATTTTGACGACAACTCAAATGGATTTATTCATGAATTTAATTGTAATGGAGTTGTTCAATCTCAATCTCTAGGCGTAAATTCGGCTGGTTATTTAAATGGCTCTATCAGTGTAAAGCAGGAATACTCATAATGAATATAAAAAGAACTAACTCGAACTCTTTAGATTTACTGGCTAATTTCGGAGCTCAAGCATCATTTTCTTCAGTTAATGATAAAATTACTTTTGGAGATAATTATTCTCAAACGATGATTAAAGGAATTAATGCATTAAATATGAGCCTTAATGTTTCTTTTGCTAACCTGACCGACCAACAGTCCGAGGATGCAATATCTTTCCTTCAGAGCAAGTTTGACTACGAACCTCAAAATTACTCAACCGATGGTCATTTTACAAACAAAAGACTTGAACCTTTTGAGTTCCAACCTCCATTCCCTTACAAGAAATCTAATTTTTATTGTGGGTCATTTACTCATGAAAAGCAGTCATTCGATGTGAATACTGTAACAGCTAATTTATCTTTTGCGGCTCCATCGATACTGTCCAGTGTGGAGCCAAATACTGAGTATAATTCATTAATTGAATCCTTATTGCAGTTATCATTTGGTTCAGCCGATTCCGATCCAATAGTGACTTTTGTGAACGGTCAACCCTGCTCGCTAGCTGCGGGCAACTTAATCTATGATTTTAATAATTACAGAGTGTTTAAAGTTAAGTCTCCATTTTCAGTTAGTTCAGAATCACCAGGATCAGTAGCAGAAGTTGAAAACCCTTTTGATGTTATTGGTGCAAGAAATGCCAGAATTCAACATACTAACAAAAGACACTCTATTTTTATAGATAAGCCAAATGATTGCTCATTTAATCCCAACGCCCCCAAGCATATAGATGGAAACTTAAATGCAAGAATTTTTGACTTTAGGGCAAGCAAGTCGATGCCGATATCTCACTCCCCAAAAGTTAAGCAGTCAGGTATCATTGATTTTTATACCAAATTTAATAAATACGGATTTAATGCTAACTTAAATAATTTACAAGTTGAATTCGCTGGTAGATCTGATTTAGAAGCTAAACGTATACTTTTATTCCTGGAAAGCCATTTAGGTTACAAAAAGTTTTGCTTTCATGCTAGATCGCAATACCAAGGAACCAAAGAAACAAATTCTCCGCCAAGCAAGGGAAAATTAAGTTTTTTTTATTGCCCAGAGTGGACACATACATACAACTACATTGATAATCATTCTATTACTGCAACATTTATTGAATGTTTGAGTATTTAAATTTATTATATTAATATCTGAGATGAAGCAATCAATATATGACGAAATTTTCAATCTTGAGCCTTCAACAATTATATATCTGTATGAAATTACATTAAAAGATTCAAATGGAGCAAAGTATTATTTTCACGCTGGAGAAAATGGATACACTAATGCTATAAAATATGGCAACCAAGTTGGGGAAAACACATACCATTACATACCCGTTAAAGCTGAAGGTTTTAGTTACGCTGACGATACTCTACCTAGACCCACTCTTACCTTTGATAACACCGACGGATTCTTTAGCCTTAAGACTAGATTTTTTAAAGATTTCATAGGGTACGAAGTCGCTAGAATTAAGACATTTGCTAAATTTTTACACGGAAGCAACTTTCCTAACGGAGTAAACCCTTTTGGCCTTGACACCGAAGACTCCTTTCCTGTAGAAAAATATGTCATCAATAAAAAGACTCATGAAAATCATCAAATCATATCGTTTGAATTAGTTTCAGCTCTAGAGAAAGAGGGGGCTTTTGTGCCTAATAGAAAAATAGTTTATAATACATGTCAATGGCAATATAGAAGCTCCATTGGTTGCGGTTATAACGGACCTCCCGTTACTGATAGTAGGGGCAATACATTAACAGTAACGGGTCCAGGAAGTCCTTTAGTATTCGACATTACTGCAACTTACAATGCTGGTGAATATGTGAAAATAGAGAATACCGAAGATCCAAGAACTGCCCCAAAATTTTTTGTATGTATCGAGAATAATACAACTGGAGTTAAGCCAGATAGTAGCAAGGATAGATGGGTTGAAGACTCCTGCCCTAAAAACCTATTTGGATGTAGATCTAGATTTGGAGACACAGAAGCTAGCGATGGATTACCATTTGGAGGATTTCCTGGGACTTGGGAATATTAAACCAATTCGCAAAGCCTTCAAGACTTCTTTAATTAATAAAGATTCTGAGGTTTGTGGGTTTTTTTATTATAAAAATAATTTCTTAGATTATGATTTTATGCATATTGAAAACAAGGACAAGTATGATCCTAATCACTTCATAATGCGTAGTAAGGAATTTTCAGAGAAGTATATAGATAAGCATGTCATCGCACTCTTTCATAGCCATAATGATTTAACAGACGAAGTTTTAAGTAAAACTGATATAGAAATCGCAAACTCACTCAACTTACCTTCATTTATATTTTCAGTCAAAAACAAAAAGCAGAATTTATTTTACCCAGATAATTATAAACCTCGCCCGCTCGATAGAAGAGTTTTTATACCTTTCTTTCAAGATTGTTTGATTTTTGTTAAAGATTATTATGATTTAATCTTAGATATAAAACTTACAAAAAAAGTCTCAAACTGGGCAAGAAGAGGAAGTAATACTAATGAAGACTTAATTGACTCAATAGAGCATATGTTTCAAGAGGTTCCAGATAAAACTGTCAAAAAAAATGACATACTAATTCATAAGCCTAGTTTGTATCCCTTTTTTCATTTGTCGATTTTTATAGGCTCTAATCAAATTTATCACCATCCAGTTTCAGCTTACCCAGTGAAAGAATTATTTAAGCCAGAAGATATGAATAAAGTGTATAAAGTATATAGGTATAAGGAAGTATGAAAAAATTTGTATTACATGGTGAAATGGCGGATTTATTTACATCCGAGATATACCTGGATGTTCAGTCTGCAAACGAAGCTATGTATGCTCTTTCGGTCAACTTCCCATCACTTAAGCCATACATAATTAAGAAGGCTCTTGCAGGAATCAATTACGAATTCGTTGACACAAAAAACGTTAATTACGAAAGCTGCTTCGGTAGTGTAATCCTAAAGGATACTGAATATCATATCATGCCTATCCCCGAGGGTCGAGGAGGATTAATGGGCGGACTTGGAGCTTTTATGGGTACTCCTGCTGGGGCATTTTTAGGCAATTTTGCCCTTGGTTATGGTATGGAAAAAATAACAGAGAAGTTAATGGAAAATACCATTCAATCTGATGACGTTACTGAATATGAAATTATAACCACTAACTCCCATATATATACACAAAATGAAAACAAGACAGAGCAGGGATCTCCCGTACCTATTGTTTATGGGCAATTAAGGGTTGGCTCTAAGATTTTAAATTCTAGCGTAGAAAATTATGACTACAATTACGAAGATGCAGAAATATATCGATTTCCTGAACAGCTCAAAAGCATTAATAAAATCAAAGACGGGCAATTTAGTTTCGTAACTCCCCTAGATGATGTAAAGCATGACTACAGGGCTGCTGGCAGCGATGAATCTCTAGAAAATTATAAGCTTGAAGACAAGAGAGTTCTTTCGTTTGATGGAGAAAACAGCTCTAAGGGCCCCATGACAGATGGAGATATAGTTGAAAATGAATCTGCTAATGCCAATTATCAATCAGATTCATGGAGCGCAAAGAAAGTGTCTCACGGGCCATCAAAAAGTCCAGACAGACCCAATATTCCTGATGGAGGCGAAACTTCTGTAACAGCAGGATCTAGTTCGCCGAGACCCTATGTGTTTCCAGATGATAATACAAAAGACGGCTCGATGAGACCGCAAAGCTCACAAGACTTATGTGTAGAAGTGGTTAGTGTTGACGGGCAAGAGCCTGAAGAACAAATCTCTCTAGCTTACATAAATCCACAAAGAGCCATGACTGTAGGCGACAGGGGGTCATACCAAAAATTAGAATCAATAGGAATTTATAAAAGTCTTGAAATTATATCGGAAGGTCCAATTGCGGGATTAGCTCACCCCATTGAGGGCTTCGATAGAGATAATGGCAGTGTTAGTTGGCCCCTCGGAGCCGAAGACGAGTCAAATAGCTCTAACAGAATCGTCTTAGGCCCACTTAAATACATAGCATCAAATAATCACTTGGGAGACAGAGACAGCTCAAGCACGAACATTACTGTCATTGCATCTGGTAAAGATTACACTAGTATCGCAAAAACAATATCAGTAAAAGCTGATGGCTACATCAGGAATAGCGAAGGTATATCTATTCGCTCCAGTAGACCTTCTACTGTTGCGACTGCTGACATTGACTATGCTTCATTTGTGACGGAATTTGAGGTAAATACGGTAGGAGATTCTCCTTCATCCAATATTGATGAATACTGGTATGTCTCTTCGAATAGAATATTCCAAATCGACCCAGATGATGGTACTTTATTTCTAAACACGAACACTAATGATGCAGCAGGCGAACCTGGCTTATCAAATGCTTACCGAACTCAACTTGATGGTCATGATGCAATCAACTTATCTGCATTGAGCCAAGACACAAATAAAATTGCTCAATTCGGACAAGAGGACAGAATGCTTCTTTTTCATGAAGGCGAAGGATATCCAGAGTTATCGACCAATAGTGTTTCATTGCACCCAGCTGAAAAAGTTGTGCAATTTGAGCCTAAAATCACTAAGGGCACTTTTAATGATGCCGTTTCTCAAGCTAGATGTTTTGACTTAGGTACAGCAGTTGGTGTCGGCACAAATCTTGCAGAGCTATCGTCATCAGCAGTTAATATGGTTGAAGCCTCTTTTGAAGAAAAGTACTTAGGTCAAGACTGGGATAAGATGTGTAGAATTTTCGCTACACAAAAATTTCCAACAAATCCCGACTCAACACAATACACTAAATATATACCTGTAGGCTTTGTTGCTCGTAAAGACGGCCAATTTTTCAATAATGCAAGAAATTACACAAGTCACGAAGGAGATCGCTTGCTTTCTTTTCACAGCAGTGAGTACATTAATTTTGTAGATGGCGAAACACTTTATGCTGGCAATGCAGTAAACGATAATAGAACCGCAGAACTTTATCTACGTTTAACTCTGGGTGATTATATAGGCCTCAAGGAAATGCCAGATTGGAATGATTGGGAAAATTGGCTTTATTTTGATAGCAATACCAATAAATATCAGCCAATCCTTGAGTATGAGCATACTAAAATTCAAGAAATACCTTCAGAGAATGAATTTGCATGGCGACAAACGCAGAACTATGCTCAAGGTGATTATGTGTCCTATCAAGGCCACACGTTTGAAGCAAAAAGGTCAATAGCTGGAGAAATTGACTCAAGGTCGATACCTGACTGGAATCAGTATACTAGATACAGCACTAATTCTAACAGTCAATTAAATAAAGTAAATTATAACGGCAAACAGTATCAAGTTGTGGCGACTGGAGATAATAATAGCGAAATACTTTTACCAAACCCAAACATTGCCGCTGTACCTATGTGGCAATACGACGAAAGCTACAATACTGAAAGGCAAGTTTATTATGGGGGAGAATACTGGAAAGCTATTGCAAACACCCAAGGAAAAGATAATATTGCT